TACATGCATGGAGAACTTGCACCTGATACACCAAAAGCTCCAAATGAGCCTATGGCAATAGACCCTAATTCAAAAGTAAATCAAGGGGCTATGTCTGGTGATGGTAATGATAAAAAAGGTAAATCAAAATCAAAAGTAGATCCATCAATTTTTAGAATGGCTGAAGAAAGAGATTACTAATTTAAATGGAAGATAAAACTAAAAATGGAGGCTACGAAGCCGAAGGTAATCCTCTAGTTGGTTTAGTACGAAGTAAATTTCAACAAGCTGAAACATCTAAAGTCTATGATGAAAAAAGATGGTTAAAGGCTTATAGAAACTACAGAGGAATATACGGACCTGAAATGGCATTTCGTGAAAACGAAAGGTCTAGGGTTTTTGTTAAAATAACAAAGACTAAAGTATTAGCTTCGTTTGGTCAAATTATAGAAGTTTTATTTTCACAAGGTAAATTTCCGTTAGGCGTAATGCCAACTTCTGTACCAGAAGATATTGCAGCTAAAGCACATTTAAAACAGCAACAGCAACCACAAGAGCAAACAAGTCCTTATGGTTTTAATGGTGATGGTAGAGCAATTCCACCAGGTGCAACTGCTGATGACTTAATGAAAAATATTGCACAAGAATATTCTAATTTAGGTTTTACAGAAGGGCCTGCACCAGCTGGTGAACCACAAATAGAACCAGCAAGAAAAGCTGCAGAAGCAATGCAGAAATTATTGCATGATCAGTTAGAAGAAAGTAGAGCTATTACAATTATGCGTCATGTATTTTTTGAAATGGCATTACTTGGCACTGGAATATTAAAAGGTCCATTTACAGATTTAAAAGAATATAATTCATTTGATACTGCAGAAGATGATGAAGGTAATGAAATAAATATTAGAGTTAAAAAAATTAAAACTGTGCCTTCAATAGAAGCTGTATCTTGTTGGGATTTTTACCCAGATCCAAATGCAACAAGTATAAATGATTGTGATTATGTTATTCAAAGACATTCTTACAATAAGCAACAGTTTCAAGATTTAGCAGATAAACCAATGTTTAATGCTGAAGCAGTACAAGAATGTTTAGAGATGGGTCCAAATTATCAAACAAGAGGTTTTGAATCATCTTTATATGATAAAGAAAATATTACAAGTATTTATAAAAATAGATTTGAAGTTCTAGAATATTGGGGTGTTATAGATAAAAAAACTGCAGATGAATGTGGTTTAATATACGAAGGAACAGGAGATGTAGTATCTGTTAATATATGGATTTGTGGTAATAAAGTTTTAAGAATGGTAGAAAATCCATTTACACCTAATCGTATACCTTATTTAGTATGTCCATATGAATTAAATCCTTATCAATTTTTTGGTGTAGGTATTCCAGAAAATATGGAAGACTCACAAATAGTTATGAATGGTCATGCAAGAATGGCTATAGATAACTTAGCACTAGCAGGTAATTTAGTATTTGATGTTGATGAAACAATGCTAGTACCTGGTCAGGATATGAAAGTATTTCCTGGTAAAATATTTAGAAGACAAAGTGGTCAAACAGGACAAGCTGTACATGGAGTTAAATTTCCCAATACAGCATATGAAAATTTACAATCTACAACAAGAACTGCATCAGGCATGTCAATGCTTATGGGTGCAGCAGCATTAAGTATTAAAACAGTTATCAAAAATATTGATGACTATTTATTAAAGCCCCTAGGAGAATCATTATTTTATTGGAACATGCAATTTAATGAAGATACTCCACATATCAAAGGTGATCTAGAAATCAAAGCACAAGGAACTTCTTCGTTAATGCAAAAAGAAGTTAGATCTCAAAGATTAATGACATTTATGCAAACTGCATCTAATCCTGCACTTGCACCATTTGTTAGATGGCATACATGTTTAACTGAAATTGCTAAATCTTTGGATATTGATCCAGATCAATTAATTAATGATCCAGAAAAAGCTGCGATCTATGCACAAATAATGGGGATGGCAAATGGAAATCAAAACAATACAACCGCTACTAGAGGACAAGGTCAAATGGGACAGACTGGTCCAGTACCTACAGGAGCTTCGCCAACAGATCCAACAGGAGCTGGAGGTGGCAACATCGGAACAGGCAATGTACCGATGCCAGGGGAAGCTGGCTTTAGTGAGGCAAATACTCAACCTCCAAGAAGCAAACAAACGCAATAAAGAATAATGGCTTTACAATTAGTATTAGATCAAAACGGAAATTATATTTATAAAGATGTAGCTCCTCCAAAGACTACACCTGTTTTAGCTAATGAGTTTGAGGCATATGAAAAAAAACAAGAAACTAAGTTAGCAGGTGATACTACTATTGGGGCACAGACAGAACAGCTTATTAGAGAAACACCTGGACAATATACTACAACATTTAATGAAGCAACAGGTCAATTTGAAACAAAGCAACAAGGAGCAGAAACTACACCTGTAACTGTTGATACTTCTACTTTAACAAGAACAGCAGATCAAGATCCTAATAAACTAACTCCTTTGCAACAAGTTGAAAGATTAACTGCTGCAACAAAACCACAACCAATTGATTTTAAAGGTATTGCTCAAGATACTATTCAAGCATTTAAACCTACATTTAAAGAAAAAGCTCTTGATGCAGCATTACAAGCAGGATCTGATATAGCTGTAAGTTATGTTACAAATAAATTATTAGGTAAAACTTTTGCAGGGTCATTAGCAACTTCATCACCTTTTATGACTAATCCATACACGGCT